AATTGAGCAAGTCAGCCGTGATCTTCAAACAGAATGGCTTACACTTGATGAAATTACTCAACAGTTAAACTTATTCCAAGATGAGAGTCAAGATTCATACCTTCAAAGCCTTGAATTAGCGACTAGGTTCGCTATTGAGGACTATTTGGGTATGTCTATATTTCCCATTACTTGGCAGGTCTACTATGGGGCTACAAATGGCATGACAGGCACACAATCTGCCTTCGATTTGCCTGAAGTAAGCCAAGCCAATCAAAATACTGCTGGAGTTGTTATCAATTCCGTGTCGTATTATTCTGGCGGTAATCCACCAGTATTAACTGTATTAGATCCAACCCTTTATTTTTATGACCCTACTGGTAATAAAGTCCTTGTCAGCAGTATCCCTAATGATATTAGTGAATGGATGACTAATCCTGTAGTAATTCAATACACCACTAATGCTAGTCCTTTGGCTCAATACCCTGTAATTCGTCAAGCTGGACTATTGTTATTAACTCACTTATACAATAATCGTAGCAATAGCTTTCAGGGTGCATTAAATAACATTCCTTTTGGAGTGGATCAACTTCTTAGAGCTTATAAACCTTTGGTGATGTAATGACAATCGCACGGTATGAGAACTTTACGATTAATAATTTAACCTTTGGAACAGACTCCTTTGGTGATTACACTACAACTATTACTAAATGGTTTGATACTAGAGGTCGTGTAAAAGATGTTCGTAATGGTGTCCAAATTACCAAAGATGAGCGTATTTATACTGATTTAACTACCTTCACGGTTAATTACACTCCTAATACTAGGCGAATTGTGGATTATCAAAATCTTTATAGTATTACATGGAGAGGTAATGATTGGAGAATTACTGATTGTTTAGAAACCAATGATCGTATGAATGTTATCTTTATGTGTTACAGAAATGATCCTACAACACCAGTATGACAACGCAAAACAATCCAGCTATATATGCACAAGCTACACAATATCAACTGCAAAGTATTGTGGGGGGTTCAATACCAGTTTATGAAGATTTCAATAGAAATTGGGCTAATGAGCCTATGTTTTTAACTTGGATACTTAGGAATATCCATCAGCCTGTTTATACTGGTTCAAATAAATCGGTAAAAGGCATTGATAGACCAGTTATTCAGATTAATGTTTTTACGGCTAAATCAAGCGATGCTTGGAATATAACCAACACTATATTACAATCTCTTCATGGTTACAGTGGATTGTATGGTGGACCTACTTATGGCTTCCAAATATCAAAAGCCGATGTAGATGTGCTTTACAAGACTTATGATAATACGGTAGGATTGCAACATGTAATTATGGATTGCACCTTAGACATTCCAGCTTAATAAGATAGAATTAACTTAACTTCAATTAAAGGAATTAAAAAATGTCTCTCCCTAATCAAATCCTTCCTGGCTTTTCGGCATCGTTATGGTGTCAAACTGGATCTTCGCCAACTGCTTTAACACTTGCACAGCTTTCTACATGGACTGCTGAAGTGGCTGATATTGTTGGCACAGTAGCTAATGGTATTGGAACTTCTGGTGAACAGTTAAATGTAGAAGCAATCCCTAAGTTTGGTCAAGATGATGCTTCTGCTTCTTTCATGGTTGCTGGTAGCCGTCAATCAGATCAAATCCCTACACAAAGCAAACCTACTTCAATGACTATTGTAGCTCCGTGGAACCCTAGCGATGCTGGTTTATTGTTAATGCGTGCCGATGCGTATAGCGGAATTATTGATCGCACTTATGTTGTAGCGGCTGTAAGTGGAGAAAATACAGTGGCTTATGCTTTTACTGGTCGTGTATCAGAATTTACGATTGATGCGGCTCCAGGAAAAGAAGCTACTTGCACATTCTCTATTCACCCTAGAGGAAATCAATACGGTTGGTCTAATAATACTTAATAAGATGACTACAATACAAAATAACACAGACTTACTAAGTTATCTATTAAGCCAAGCTGGTTCTGGTAATAAGAACTGGTTTGGCTTTCCACAACAAAGGCTTGCTGGTATTCATACTGTGTATGAAATTGCAAAAAATCATGCAGATACTATGTCACCAGAAGAAATTGTTGAATATGTCAATAAATTAAATAATGCTATCTATCATAAAATGATTAAGGTAGAAAATGGCACAGTCTAGCATTAGTTTCAAAGTACAAGGTTTTCAAGAATTTGAAGAACTTATGAAACAAATCCATGATGATTTTAGTGCTAAAGATGCTAATGCAATCTTAAAAAATGCAGTAAAAGATGCTATGGTGCCAGTTTTAATGATGGCTAAATCTCTTGCTCCTAAACATACTGGGGCATTATCTGAATCTCTAAGAATTGAAGCTAGGCGACCTAATAATAGAGATCATAGATCAAGGTATGTCCTTGAAACGGATACTATGATTGGAACAGTTACCACGGCTCCAGGAAATGTTCTTGCTAGATATAAATTTGTAAACTTACAACACAATCTAGTATTACACAAAGGCAAGAAAGAATGGGTAATAAAGCAAGTAGGTATCAAGTCAGATGCTAGAGCTAATGTACAAGAGTTTGGAGTAGAATTTGGAAACCATGCTATGGCGGCACAACCTTACATGCGACCAGCTTTAGAATCGCAAGGGGCTACAGCCGCAAGTATGCTAGGTCAAACATTAGGCAGTCGATTAGAACAATACAAGGCAAAACAATCTAGGGGTTAATAATGAGTAATTTCGCAACTGCTTTAGGTAAGTCATTTAATAAAGATACTATCCGCATTCGTTCTTTTGAATTGGGTGGTCATACTTTTAAAGTAAAAATTCCACTTACATCTGATTTTGATGCAATACAAGAAAAAATGAAGATTGTAGATTTAGCAAAAGTTGAGCAGTATTATCAAGAAATTGCAAAACCTTTTCTTGATAGCAAAGAAGAATTTTTAAAGCAAGGTGATGTAGAGTTTTTAGATAATGATATTGTCCTTAGAGGAACTTCATTACAAGAAACTGCTAAAAATAAAATTATTACCGAAAATCGTATTTTAGAATTATTTAAGTTTATTGTGCCTGAAGAAGAATCGTTTGATATGACAAGTATTACATACGATATGATTGAGGAGCTTTTTCCTTTTTCTATTCAGCTACAAATTCTTGAATCTATTAATGAAGTTATATCTCCTTCTTACAAAGCAACTAAGGGAAAGTAACTAGGTCAGTCCCAAGACAAGTTAGAGCTTATTTGACGGCTCATGGTACTGACCCAGATTTAATAGATCAAGAAGTTTTCCACGATATATGTGTGTTATATAACGATGGAATGATTGGTAATACAGGGATTTTAGAAACTCTGGGCAATTTAACTGCTGGAGTTTATAATTATATGCGTAGCACTAAAGGCAAAGCCTATACATTACAAGACATTATTCCGAATGCTTATGATTATATGTACCCACCTAAGTCGGAACAAGAAAAGAAAGAAATAGCAAGCCAACAATTATTAACTTATATTTTAATGAGTCCTAATGCACCTAAGACATTAACGGAGAAACAGAATGGCTAATGTAGCAAGACTAGGTGTAGTAATGGGATTAGATACGGCAGAGTTCAACGCTGGACTAGAAGCCGTTAGTAAAAAACTAGAGAATTTTAAAGATACCATATTAGAACTTGCTGGTATTGCTTCTTTTGGGGAAATGACCAAAAAAGCCCTTGAATTTGCAGATTCAATAGTTAAAACTGCAAAAGCTAATGATGTAACTACTGCTTCCATTTTAGAAATGTCCAGAGCATTAGAAGAAAATGGCGGTGAAGCAGACTCTACAAGTAGAGTTTATTCTGGCTTTACACAAAAACTTGAAACTGCCGCTATTGGTAGTGCTAAAGCTCAAGAATCTTTTGCTAGGTTAGGAGTATCTCTTAAAGATATTGCTACACTTTCACCGCAAGAATTATTTGAAAAAACTATTACTGGTTTAGCAAAAATAGAAAATGCCGCCGCTAGAAATGGTTTGGCATTTCAAGTATTAGGTAAAAGTTTTAGAGGGATAGATATTGTTGGTTTTGCACATGATCTTGAAGAAGCTAAAGGAACAATGGATCGATATGCGGCTTCAATAGAAGAAGCTCATAAATTAAGTATTAATTTAGGTAAAGACTCTAAAGATATTAGTCTAGTATTTACTGAAGCTGTAATGCCTTCTTTAAATGTATTTTATGAAGGATTACATAAGTTAATGAATCCATTAAAAAGTATCATTCAACTTTTTGGTGTATTAATGGATGTAGTGGCGGCAGTATTTGCATTTATTGAACAAACTTTAATACAATTTACAAATATTTTATTAATTACTGGAAGCATTATTTCTGATGTTCTTTCTGGAAATATAACTAAAGCAAAAAAAGATTGGCATGATGGCTTAGATACAATGGCTTCCGATTACAAGGCATTTAGTGATCGGTTACAAAAATTAGCTAATCCCCCTACAAAACCAGCAGTTCCAGAAAATGTTGGCGGTCAAGAAGTTATACAATCTAATGCAAAAAAAATAGATGCCGCTAAAGGCTTAACTAAAGAATATCAACGACAAGCTGATCTTCAATATGAAATTATTGAAGCACAAAGAAAGTTATTAGATTTAACTAAAGATCAAGCAATAGTTCAATCGGCAGTTAATAAAGTTATTCAAGAAAATCAAAAGTTTGTTGATGCTATTGATAAACAAATTGCTGGAGCTGGACAAGGGTCTGCCGCAGAAGCATTAAAAAGAACTTTGGAGCAACAAAAAACAGCAATTTTGGGTTTAAGAGATGCTGAAGTTGATAGAACCAAAAAAGGTATTCAAGATACTATTGATTATCAAAGAACATTTACATTTGGTTGGACTAAGGCTTGGAATCAATTTAAAGAAGATGCTGGAAATAATGCAAAAATAACTAGTGATATTTTTAATTCAGTTATGAGTTCAATGAACTCTGCTTTAGATACTTTTGTTACTACTGGAAAAATGAATTTTAGTAGTTTTGCACAAAGTGTTATTCAAGATATAGAAAAGATTATTTTGAAAGCAATGGTTGCCAAAACTATGACCGCCGCTTTTGGTGGAACAGCATTTGGTGGTTTGTTGGGTTTTGCTGATGGCGGCTCTCCGCCAGTAGGTGTGCCTTCAATAGTTGGTGAACAAGGTCCTGAGTTATTTATTCCAAATCGTTCTGGAACAATTATTCCAAATAATCAACTTTCTTCAGTTTTGGGTAGCGGTGGAAGTAGTGGTCCCACATACAATGGTCCATATATTGCTAGTATGTCCGCTATTGATACTCAGTCAGCCGTTCAGTTCTTAGCTAGAAATAAAACC